GTGACGAAAGGTTGGAAACCTTTAGTTTTGCCTCTAAACTAATTCCGCAGAGTGGGAGATTGCTCTCCCGACACACTTCCTCCACACAAGAGGTAGTATAAGACAAGATTGAGTTCTTGTCAAGTGAACTAAAGGGGTGATCAAATCCCCTTGTGTAAAGTGGGATCATCATGGGAGTGGCCAACTCATCATGACTACCCAACGCCCCGTGGAGGATTCGCACCCCCGACCGCAAACTTAGAAGGTTCGTGCTCTGTCTCCTGAGCTAACGGGGCAAACTAATCACAGATTGTGATCATACTCCCAATGACAATTAGGACATAATGCCATTAAGTTTTCTTTTGAGTTTATAACACTTATTAAAGTGTCTCCCTCAAAGGTTGATACTGCTTTTTTATGAGCAATCTCAACTCGTTTATTATAACCGCATTCCTGGCAGGTGTCAAGACCCAGATTTTTAGCGGTTGCTCTTGCTCGTGTTCTTACAAGAGCATAAGCAGAAGACCTACATCGTATCGATTTCCTGATCTTCAGTCCATTCCTCAGGTTCAATAGCAAGGTAAGTCAACTCTTCTTGATCTGGGTCAACGTTAATCCATTCATCAAACTCTTCTGAAATCGCCACAGCATCAAACTGTGCCTCAATGTCTCCATCAGCAAGTAAATGAATACGCTCGATAGACCAATCACGAATTATAGATACAGGTTCAGTCGTCTTTTCCATAATAATCTTTTCTGAAGTAGGTTCATCCACTATAGGAGCACTTGGTTCTTTAGTCAAGTGCTCCAAAAAGTTTTTAATTAATTTCAAAAAGTTCATAACTTAAAAGTAATCTTTTCTAAAATATCTTGAAAGTATATTTGAGTTATAAAACGCAGGTGTTCCGTCTCCCAATGCTTCAGTTAAAACTCCGTTGATGAACAGTTGTCTGGTCTCTTCAAAGTTGACTCTGCCTTTTGTCTTATGTAAAGATAAGATAGTTCTGCTAAAATTTTGTCTAGCATAATGTTCCACATCTTCTTTAAGTTCTGGACAAGACCCATAATACTTTTTCCAGTCTGATTCCTGCTTTACTTTGCGTTTCTTACCTTTTGGAGTTCTGAATGACCAAAAGTATTTCCTTCCTATATATCTACGATTGTTTTTTGTATTTGTAATAAGATAGACAAAACCAAAGTTATCTTCAATATTCTGAGTTAAAAAAGGAGACCCATTAAAATACCAAGGGTTCTCATAGTCAATATCTATACTCATCAAGTTTATCGATAACCTTATTCAGATATTTATGAACTAAATCTTTATCTCCTTGCCATACACTTGATGGTTCTTTATCAACTTCGTACTTTAATTTCAATACACGAACCTTAAATTCGTCTTTATTCAGTTGATTTTTAGGCATAAAAAAGAGAGGTTAAGTAACCTCTCTATCTATGTTAGTTTCAGTGGAAATTCCTATCCATGACTCCAGATAGTCAAGGTTTCCAAACATATAATCATCATACTCTGCTGCTCGTCTATAAGCATTCAAACATTTTTCTGTTATACTATCAAAGTTGGAATCCTGAGAATGTGTTTCCTTTGACATCTTGTCTTATACCTCCTACTACATAAGATTCCACTTCTGTCTCTTGAGGAGCAACTTGAAGTCCCTTAGAAGAGATCCAGTGTTGTGTCCAGGGAAGTGGATTGTTCTTTGCTGCAATGTCATAAACAGGTTTAAGTCCGATTGCCTTCATTCTACGGTTTGCAATCCATTCGACATACTGCTGTAACAGTTTGTCATTTAGACCAATCATAGAACCATCTTTAAATAGATAGTCTGCCCAACGCTTCTCTTCATTTACAGCACGATCAAACATCTTATAAGTCCACTCTTCTTCTTCTTTCATAATCTGCTTCATCTCAGGATCATCACCTGCTTTCCACTTATTCAGGATGTTCTGAGTAATTGCAAGATGCTGATTTTCATCTCGTGCGATGAGAGAGATAATTTTAGCGGATCCTTCCATAAGTTTGAGTTCTCCAAATGCAAACGAGCAAGCAAAGGAGACATAGAACCTAATGCCTTCAAGAATGTTGACATTTGCAATTGCTCTGTAGAGTTTTCTCTTGACATCTTTACTTTCCCAGTGTGATGATGGTGAATCTCTAAAGTCTTTTTGCCACATGCTTCCAGTGCCCCATTGTTGAGCACTGTTGATAAAGTCATCATACGCCTCTGTAACGGTGCTAGCACGTTCTAGAATACGTTCATCAGTGACGATTTGATCAAAGACATCAGAAGGATCTGAATAGATGTTCTTGATGATGTAAGTGTAAGAACGACTGTGAATCATTTCCATGAATCCCCAGACTTCCATACATGCTTCTAGTTCGGGTAGACTGCAATAAGGTATAAAAGCCATCCCAGGACCACGCCCTTGTATGGAGTCAAGCATAATCTGATACTTGAGGTTACTTGTATAGATATGCTTTTGTTCTGGACGAAGTGTTTGATAATCCCCACGGTCTTTCTGTAGTGAAACTTCTTCTGGTCTCCAAAAATATCCAAGTTGTTGAGTTGTTAGTTTATCAAAAATTGGATACTTATAGGAATCGTACCTTTGGACTCCCAAAGGTTTACCAAAGAACATTGGTTGTTTTTTAGTGTTCACTTGTTCCGTATTAAATACGGTCATTCCTGTTATATCATGTTTTTGATCTTTGTTCATTAAAAAATCGTATTGCATTCGTTATCTCTATTAATTCTTGTATGTATTATAACTTAAATTTTACAGGATTCACAGTCTTCATCATCAGAATTATCAATATCATTTAGGAGATTTTGGAGTTCTGATTTCTCATCAATGACTTCATCATTCTTTTGATCGTAAGTATTCTGATAGTAAGAAGTCTTCCATCCATACTTGTAAGTAGTAAGGAAGTCTTGTGCCATCACAGAAACAGGAACTTCATTATCGGGATAGTTTTCTGGATTATAACTCCAATTGCCACTGATTGCCTGGTCAAAGAATTTTTGAATTACAGCAATCACATTGATATATCCATGATTAGATTTCATCTCCCAAAGTAAAGTGTAGTTATTCTTCAAGGTATTGTACTGTGGAACAATCTGCTTAAGAGGTCCTTTCTTCGATTTTTTAATGGACAAGTAGTCTCTAGGTGGTTCGATTCCGTTTGTTGCATTTGACACAACGGAACTACTCTCTGATGGCATCTGTGCGGACAATGTTGAGTGCCTAAGACCATGTTCCAAGATAGATGCTCTAAGACTTTCCCAATCATGTGCCAATTCAGTCGAAGTAATTTCGTCTACATCCTTCTTGTATGTATCAATGGGAAGAATACCATCAGAATACTTTGTGCGCCCAAAGTTTTTACAATACCCTTTCTCCTTTGCGAGATTGTTTGATGCTTTCAGGAGATAGTATTGGAAGGATTCGGAAAGACCATGAGCAGCGTCCCATGCCTCCTGTGAATCGTAGTTAAACCCTAGTTTCGCCAAATAGTGGGCGAGACCAATAAAACCTATTCCAAGCGACCTACGTGCCTTTGTAGCGCGTTCTGCTGCTAGTACAGGATACTCTTGATAGTCAATCAATTCCTCTAAAGAACGGACAGAAAGATCGCAAAGTTCTTCTAGTTCTTCATCAGATTTGATCTTTCCTACATTTACAGCAGATAGAATGCAGAGTGCAATCTCACCAAACTCATCGTCAATGTGATTGATAGGATCTGTTGGAAGTGTAATTTCTTGGCAAAGATTACTCATACTAACTTTATCTTTAAAAGAAGAATGAGTGTTGCAATGATCAATATTCATCAAATAAATTCGACCTGTCTCTGCCCTCTCCTTAAGGATGTTGAGAATTAGTTCCTGTGCCCCGATAGTCTTTCTTGGAGTAAACTTATCTGATTCATAACGCTCATAGAGATCGTCAAAGTGAGGAAGCCCAAAAGCATCATACAGACCTGGTACGTCATGCGGTGAGAAGAGGCTAATCTCTCCATTCTTAATGAAACGTTCGTAGAAAAGTTTTGAAATTTGGATTGAGTAGTCAAGTTTCCTCACTCGATTGTCTTCTGTACCCTTATTATTCTTAAGAACAATAATGTCTTCTATTTCTTGGTGCCAGATTGGGAAGTGTACAGTCGCGCTTCCACCCCTAATGCCGTTCTGTGTACAGCATCTGACAGTCGATTCAAACTTTTTAAGGAAAGGGACAACACCTGTA